AAGCATGGACATTTTGCGCCGCTTATCGTTCCCGCGTTCCAGGATTCCGCTGATGACTAATACGGAAAATGCCGTTATCAACATGGACAGGATTGACGCCAAAAAAACTAGCCGTGAAGATATCGAAATGTAGTAAAGCGTTATGAGCGCGTCGAGTCCCGCGCCCGCGAAGAAATAAAGCGCGAGGCGTTTCAAGTGGAGGCTCCCCGTCCTGATCGTTCATTTCTTCATCGCCTTCGCCAACTCCTTGCCGAGTTCGGCGGATATCTCTTTCGGCACGTCGGCCTCATGCGCGAAGTATGCCGGGTATAGATACGGCCGCGCCTCTACCATTGTCGTCCATGCCTTTGCTTTGACACGATGCCCATGCTCAATATATGGGCCGTATTTCACATTTGTCCCGACAACCGCCGTGAACGTATCTGGCTTCTCTTGCGGCCCACCGACTCCGTCGTCGGGTTGCGTTTCCGGAACCGGGTCCTTAACGTCTCCCCGCGACAATCCGCTTCCGGTCCAATTCGTCGTGATTGACGCCCGGAGCCGCCCTGTATCAACGGCTCCTTGCGCCGTGATATTCAATTTCGCCTGTCTCTCAATCTTTAATGCCACAGCCTTCACGCCGCGCATGACCGCGCCGGGCGAGGCGATGGCGATCTTGTGGATGTTCGCTATCACGTCCTCAACGCCTGTCATTTTCACGTCAACGGAGTCGGACATATCATCTCACCCTATCGCAGAATTCACGGGCCGCCGTTGCGCGAATCAGGTCAAGCGTCGTCACGTCCACGTCCTCAAAATCATATTTGTCGCGGAAGGCATAGAACGCGGCAACGTCCTTAGTGAAGAACCGTATCTCCTCGGACGCGTATCCGGTCTCAGAATCGTCAGGCGTAACCTCGATGCGGCCAGCGACGTAACCCGCGAAATTGCTATTCATCACGAACTCTTCGACGAATGACAGAAAGTATGTGTGGCTCATGTTCAATCCCAAAGTGCCTGGAAGTATTCGGAGAACGTGGCAAGGCCCGCATTAATCTCCGCCGTGATGGGATCGAAGCTGGAGACGCTATAATCATCGGCCGCTATAAGCTCAAACGCACGAAGCATGAGCCCGATTTTCTCGTCCCATAATTCGGGAGTCAGTTCACTCGGATAACCATTATGGCTTTCCCTGAAGTATCGGAGCCGGGGGATTAGCCATTCCGCAAGGGTGATGTCCAGACTCCACGTGTCTGAGCGTTTGAATCCATACCGCAGATAGAAGGCGACGTTGAGACATGCCTGTTTAATGCGCCAGGGAATATTGAGTATTCGCATCATTCCACCGTCCGCGCCCGCTCTACACATATAAGTGTAAGGTATTTTCCCTGTTCATCGAAGTCCTTGCGGAGCTTCACATCGAATTGGCGGCTATCGTCCGTCTTTACCAGCAAGTCGCCTTCCCTCACGTCGCGCCCGCCTTCCATGAACACCGTGAATCCGGCGAGCGTGCCGAGCTTGTCCGCGTACAGCGCGTAGTCCTTCGCCGACATGGCGTTGAACCGGCAGGGTATGCGGCGCAACAGCGTTGTCTCCGCTTGCGTATACCCGCCCGAGCCGTCAGCGGTTTGCGTCGTCCGCGTGACGTTGCAGAGATGGGTTAGAAGGTTGGCGTAGCTCATGGGCTTAATCCTTCTGGCAACTCGTCGATTATCGGGGGCGGTTGGATCTCGCGATACTCGAACAATGTAATTTGGCGCTGTTCCCGTGTTTTCATGCGATCATAATTTTTGGTAATGAACGCAATCAACTCCAAAAGTTCCTCCCTGTCCGTCGTTGTCAGAAAGAGCGAATCCGGCATAATTTCTATGGTCGTCATGGCGTTGCCCCAACAAATGAATGGATTTTTTCGCGGACCATATCGGGCTGTTTGTTTATTTCGCTTTCCCAGAGGACAAGACAGTCAATGCCGATTGCCCGGTATTGCCCGATGATGTCGGCGGGGTCTTCGCCCTTATGCCAGTAGTTTCCATAAACTTCGATAACCTTATTTTCGCCGGTCACCTTAAAGTCGGGGTTCTTGCTTTTCCCGCTTGGCAATGTTCTCCACCAAGAGCGGTTCCCCGTATACCTAATATTGCCCGGCATCATGTCGATTATTTTCCGTTCGGGGCCAGTTGGCTTTACTTCGCGAGCCTTCATTCTTGCCGCCAGCAAAACGGGGATCAATTTTGCCCGATGCTCTGGAGAATGAGAACCGATTTTCTTGCCCGTATTCCAGGGCTTATTCCCCATGAGCGATTGTGATATTTTTGCCCGCAACTCCGGACTCTTTTCTCTCCCCGCCCAATATGTAGTTGGGTTTTCTTTTTTGGCCTGGCTTTGCTTGGCCCTCCATTCTGGAGACTCCTTGGCACATTTCAGCGAACAATATCTCCGATCGGCGGAGGTTTTTGCCGAAAACTCTTTTGCGCAAACCGAGCATCTTACGACGACACGACCCCGCTTAGAATGTGCCTGATTAGAACAATCCCTTGAGCAATAGGTTCCGCGCCCTGGGCGGCGCTCAAGTTTTTTTGTGAGAAAATGCTTGCCGCAATTTTTACAAGAGCGCTCAATAAACTCTTGTTTACGCGACTTGTTATAGCAATCAACCGAGCAAAAAATATGTGCCCGGGCACTAAATTCAACGCGGAAATCGTGGCCGCATTGCGGACAGTTTTTATCGACGTAGTGTTTCATTTAAAATTCATACGCCCGAAACATATTGAGTTCCGCCATTAGCTCATCTGGCAATGCGCTTTTGAGGTCCCGCCTAGACCACCCATAGTCTCCGAGGTTTTCGCTGGACAATCCTGAAGAAACGGACTTTTGATCCCAGGCATATTTAACCAAAAGGATGCAACATTCCTCTAAGGCTGGAGCTATGGTGCTCATGCCAGCTACAAAATCCACGCAAAACAATTCCCCCTGCGCCCATCCGCCCGACATATAAATCATCCCCGCGTCACGGTCCTCATCACCCCCGCCGTTGATGAGACAATAGCCGCTCACTTCGCTTTGTGGGATTTCAACATAGGCAACGCTTGTGCTTTTGCAATCAGCGGCCGGCATGGGGAATATATTGGAGACGGCCGTCGTGCCGTCGCTCCCCGTATATGTCGGTTTCGTTGTTCCACCGGAGATAAGCGTCGCGCTCCATCCCGTCACGGCGTTGATTAATACGATGAGCGCGTTGATCGTCGCGGGCGTTGCCAGTGTGATATTCGTAACCGTGCCATCGGCGTTAAGCCGGATCTGCGTTGCGTTCACTTCAACCGTGGCGAATGTCGTTGCCGTTGTGTTCGTTACTGAAAAGGCATTCGTCTTGCCCGACGTGACGCGGAATATCCGGGTGACGGGGTATTGAGAGAGCACTAGCTTATTCCGTCCATTTCCACGGAATTGGACGCGGTTGTAACTACGGGTAAGGAACTTCCTCCCGCAATAGGCTTCTATAAAACTGGTCGCTCTGTCTGCAAGCAGGTCTGTCTCGTGCGTTGTGGTCGTTTTAAGCGTAAGCTCATTAGCCGCCCCGAGACATGATTGCGCCCCGGTTACTATTAAATTTGTGGACGGCGAAGCGGCATAATACATTAACCCCGCCTTCCATCCCGTTAGCGCATTGATAACCCCGACCAATTCCGTCAGCGTATCATTCGCGGCCCCGCTGAATGTGATCGTATTGGTTCCCGCCTGTGCGCCGCCTGTGATAACGAGGACTAACGTCAAATCATTAACGGTACAGGTCGCGCCCGTCGCGTCCGCTTGGGAGCAATAAATCCACAAGGCGTTGGCTTCGCTATTGTTTCCGGTAGCCATCCGCGCATTTTCCGAAGTAATGAGGCAGTAGGTTCCGACTCCCATTTTGTTTTCCTTTTACTGATTAGGAAAAATCAGTAAGCGATATTCTGTGGATTAGTTGCGAAAAACGTCTCCCAAGAATCCCTATATTGGCCCGTATCTGTGTGACATTTGGCACATAGGGAAATTAAATTCTCGGGACGATTATCGTTTTTATTATAGTTAATATGATGTACGTCTAGACGCTTGCCATTCTGTAGTTGTCCGCATAACTGACATTGATCGTCATCGCGTGTCCGAATCTTGTTGCGGAGAGATTTCGTAAATCCAGGTCCGTACGGCTTTCTTCCAATACCGCCCTGCCACTTGGGATTATTCGCGCCAGAAAATCGTCCAGCATAATCCAGGGAGGCATATAATGCTTCTTGTCGCGCCCGCCATTCAGCGTCCGCCCATTTCAATTTCATCGCCGCGCTATGCCGTCGCGTTGTTTCCGGATTATTCTGAATTGCGATTTGTTTATTTCGCCATTCCGGATCATCCCAAAGAGCTTGCTTAGATTTACTCTTAGCCTCTCTAAATTCGGGACGATTGATCGCCTCTTTGTGTTTGGCTCGAATGATCGGGTCGTTAAAATTTTTGGAGAACATCTTGCTCTTTGCCAGTTTAGCCTCCGGATGTTCTTGGTAGTGCTTTCTAAGCCCTGCGCTGATTGTACTCCCGATTGACCTATCCTTCATTCGTTCCATTTTCGCGCATTGGAAACATCGGGGGCCATCACCAGCCGTCTCCTTGCCACAATCTGCGCAAATGGGGACGGGCCTTTCCGGACTTTTCCCCGGATCCTTTCTCCACCATTTTGCGGCGCAAGGATGACAGCGAGCAGAGCTCCACGAAATTTCCTTGCCGCAATCGGGACATGATCTCTTTTGCTTCATTTCCTACCGTCTTTATTATACCATAAACCCTGTCCGTTCACCTGTTTGTTCACCTATTATGGTCAAATTTAAGGTTAACGTAGGTTAACCCTATTTTGTCCGCTTCGCCCGCCTAACCATCTTGTCACGCGGCGGGGCGTCGATAGATTTGTCGGCCTTGATGTCGCATGGATCGCCGCACAAGGCGCATCTGTAAAAGCACGTTCCGATTTTTACGGTACAGGACGTGTCACCCTCAAAGTCCGGAGATGGGCCGCACACGATAGCCACGTCGCCGCAACATTTGGATAGGGGAACGCGGCTCATTTGCCCCTCACCTTTACCAGCTTCTTATTCGCCGCCTTGACCTTCGCGTCCGTCAGTACCCCGACCCCGATCCTGCAATCCGGGCAGATATCGACCGCGGCGCCAGGCCAGAGCTCGAACCGGACAGGATTGACCGACTTCCGGCAAACGGGGCAGGTGATCTTCTTCACTTCACCGCCTCCCCGAGCTCGTGCTCGATACGGGCGAATATGGGCTCGAAATACATCGCCCATACGTTCGCCCAATCGTAACCGAGCACCCGCTCCCGCGCCTGGGCCTTCATCTCCGGCCAAAGGTTCGACCGCCAGGCCGTATGCGCCGTTTCCAGCGCGTCGAGCACGGCGTCCATTTGCGGCTCATGTCGCCAAGCGTCGTTAGTCAGCCAGCGCAAATCCCGCTCGGCTACGTCGATCAGCCATCCCGTCTCACACAGTTCCGGGCCCGTTGTGTTATTCGTCAGTATCACCGGGACGCCGCACGCCTGGGCGTCGATGGCCGGGATCCCGAACCCCTCGCCCCGCGTCGGGAGCGCGAACACGTCCATGCCGTTATAGGCAGCCCGCAGCCAATCCTCACCGATGAGGTTGAGGTAGTAGCTCATTTGGTCCGGCCACGCGACCCACGCGCCGATCCCGAGCGAGTTGGCTATCCGCGCGAACGGGATGGCGTCGCCGCCCTTCGTCCCGGCGTCCGTGTGGAGATAGAGCCTGCTCTTGGGGTGCCGCTCATGGAATACCTTAAACGCCTGCATGAGCGGAATGAATCCTTTGCGGTCGTCCCGGTAGTTCAATCCCACCGAGCCGATGACAAACGTCTCATCATCCCATCCGAAGTCCTTACGGAACGTCGCCCGCGCCTCCGCGTCCGGCCGGAGCGTCGTCATGTCCACGCCGTGCGGGCCGTACATCGGCGCGAGCCCCGCGTCCGTCATGGCCCGTTCGCCGTGCCGCGACATGGCGACCTGCCAGCGCGTTTCCTTCAGCACGTTACCGAGCTGGACGGAAAGCGCATTCGTGTCGATCGGGACATAGGCGGCCCATCTGTCCTTCGGGAACTTGCGCTTGTCGGCCAGCATCCAGATATCCCAGAGCGTGAAGGACAGATCGTATTTGTACGCCTTCATGAAGTCGCAGAGATAGCCGACGTCCTGGCCGGGGAGGATGTCCGTGCCTTCCCACGTGTGGCGCCCGAACGACGGGTGCTTCGTGGCGACGGTGATCGTATGCCCCGCCGCCTTGAGCCTCCGAATCAACTCGCGGCTCACCTTGCCATACCCGCTATTGCACGCGGGCGAGGCTGATTGCCAAAGGATCTTCATTCACTTCCCTCCAGCGAAAAGTTAAAGTCCCCAGTTATCCATAACGAGCGGATTATTGTCCGTCCTGGAAAAACGAGGAGTTATGTTTCTCGGTATTTCCCCCTCACGAACGATCGGGAGTTCGGGGTGTTCTATGGTTAGAAAATATGACCGTGGTTCGAATGGTCGTGGGTCTTGATATATCCGGAGTAATCTCGTCCCATTGGGAAGGCTTAAGGCCTGCATGATCATTTCCGAAGACACCTCCATAACCGCAATATGTCGCTCGCTCATCGCTTCCCTCCAGCGAAGAATAGCCGGGAGCGGGAAGGCTCGCGCCCGCCCGCCCCCGGCTTGATTGACTAGTACCCTGATGCGCCCCGATTACTCGGCGAGCGTGGCCTGGCCGTAGCGCGGCTTGCCGCAGACGAAGATCATCGCGGCTTCCTCGGTCCCGCTCGCGTCGTCCGTCGAGAGCTTCGCCCCGACGTACTGATAGCCCGCCGACAGGTCCGCCGACCGCACCTGGGCGAACAGCTGGTCAACGTCCGTCACGTTGGTGGACAGGAACGTATCGCTCGCGCCCGTGATCGTCGCCGCCCCGCCGCCCGCCGCCGAGGTCGCCTCGTACAGCTTCAGCGTCACGGTGGACCCCGACGCGACTTCGCTCGCAATCGCGGCCACGCCGATGATGTCGAAATTCTGGGCGTCCACGTAAGTCAGCGTGGTCAGCGTGTCCGAGGACTCGCCCCCCAGGGCGGAAGTCACCTGACCGAACTTGATGTAGAGATTTTCCGAAAGCTTGTGCATGATGTTTTTCCTTGAAGCGGTCCTTATCCGCTATTGTTTAGTTTAGCTGTGAGTCGTCAGCGAGACGAACGGAGACACCGTCGCCCCGCCCCGCTTGGGCGTATATGGAGCCGATACCAACGGCTGACCGTCAACCCTCAACGTCAGCTTCCAGGACGTTTGATCCTGGAACCATCCGTAAGAGTTGGAGCTATACGTCGCCTCGCGTGAGGACTCGATCCGCATTTCCCTATCCCCAATGACATACTGAGAGAAGTCCGCCAGGATTAGGTCGCCCGCCGTTCCGGTGGCATGACAATGTTCGGTGATGATGATCGGCCGCCCCAAACAGGTCATGCTTGACAGGTCCAGGATTGCCGCGCCGTTTGCCGCCGCCGCCGTCAGGTTCGACCATTCCGCGAAAACGCTCTGGTTCATGAGCCATAGGGCATTCTGCCAGCACCCAGGCGCCAGCCGCGCCGCCATATTCCCGATGTCCGTTACGTCGATCTTCCCGAGAACATAGGTATACGCCCCCGCCCTTGTGACGGAGATAAGCGCGGGGCTATTCATAATCCCGAGCGGTTGACCGCTGCCCGTCCCGTTGATGAACATATCATCCTCAAGGAACCGGACGGCCTTGCCGAACGCCTGGACCATGAACGGCCCGAATGCCCGCGCATCGGACGCGAGCTCATTGGAAACGAAACAGGTAGCGACGTGTTTGCTCGGAACGAGGGCCAACTGCCCCACGGCAGGCGCCCCCGTCGTCGCATACATATCCCCGCCTTCGGAGACTTTCGTCAAGGTCACGCCACCGAAGATATTGGTGGCGCGGCTACCGTCTACCAGCACCGGGATTCGAACGGTATCCGTTGACATTGGGATGACGTTGGCGCGGGGTCGGACGATTTCGTCCTCCATCGCCGCCGTATAAATCTCATCAGCCCATTGCTCGGGAACCAATACGCCGCCCGTGCTGTCCGTCCCCTCTACCAGAGACGCCTTTGTAAGTGACTCAATACGCCCGTCAGGAACACCGCTGAAGAACTTGCGGGCGGTAGACCAGAATTCGGAGCTTGACTTGAATTCGCCCGTCTTTGTATCGAACTTGGACATGAGAGTAAGTCCTTCTCGGCGTTAGCTGGTTTCGGCCAGCGTGACGAACGGAGACAGCGTGGCCGTTCCCTTATAGGGGGTGACGGCGGAGGCGACCATCGGCTGGCCGTCCACGCGCTCGGTGAACTTGAAGGCGATGTAGCCGGTCCCCCAATAGACCTGATTGCTCATGTCGATGGTGAGGCCCTGCCGGTCGCCGATGATATAGCTGCCGAGATCGAAGCACCCGATGTCGCCGACGACGCCCTGGGCCGACATTTTCTCGGTGAAGATGAGGGGCCGACCGAAGACCTGGAACTGGGGAGTGTCCTTGATGTTGCTGATGAAAACGAGCTGGGCGCCATAGGTATTGGCCACGGTATTGGCCGCGTGAAGCCGCAGGAACTTGGGGAGACATTCGTGATTCGCAAGCCACACGACGCGGCTGCGCACGGAGGGTTCGACCCGAGAGTAGATGTTGAGGATGTCCTCGAAAATAGTGTCGTTGGTATCCTGCCGGGTGACGCCGATCAGGGCCGGGGCATTGAGGATGCCCAGCGGCTGACCGGAGCCGGTGCCGCGCAGGAACGCGATGTCCTCGAAGAACGACCACGCCTCGGAGAAGGAACGCCGGAGGAACGGGTCGAGGGATACGGCGCTGTCGGCCAGGAGCTCGTCGGACACTTTCGTGAAGCCGATGAGTTTCTTGGCGGTCAGCTTGATGTTGCCGAACACGGGCTCGGATTCCTGGTAGGTAGCGCCCTCGCCCTGCCAGTAGCCGACGATCCCGCCCTTGACCGTAGAGGTCCGGGTGGTTTCGACGATGCAGGGATAGGAGAGCGTGTCGCTGGCCATAGGAACGGTGAACGCACCATTGGCCCGGACGATGGAGGTTTCGAGGCCCTTCTCGATGAGGGAGGCGTTGAAGACTTCAGGAACCAAAAACCCTCCGGCGCTGTCCGTACCCTCTACCAGCGTCGCTTTGCCGCGAGCGTTGACGACGGGCTTGGAGATTTCGCCCTTGGAGCTGACGTAGGTCAGCCTGTTGTCCGGCACCGCGTCGCGCCGGATTTTGACGATGGCGGCGAGGTATTCGCCGAACGATTTAAATTTGCCGTCGAGTTCCTTGCGGGCCTTATCCTCTTCGGGATCGGGCGCGAAGGTTTCCTTGACCGCCGGGGCGTTGGCTTTCAGCGCCGCGTCGATCTGAGCTTTGATGAGCTCGCCCGCCGTGCCCTTGAGGGCGTCGCCGATGGCGGTGGCGAGATCTTCTTTAGTGATGTCCATGATTATTTACTCCGTTGAAATGTGTGATTGTCTATGCCTCATGCCTATGCGCTGTACACTGGGTTGCAAGCGCAACCTTGTACCCGCAATGCATAGCGATACCCGATAGTCAGGTTGTGGTTTCCTAACGTCTCCGGCGGGCTGGCTACGCGCTAACGGATGGCCGTCTCTACGCGGGCGGGTGCCTGCCTAACGTCTCTGGTTGCCGTGGCCTGAATGGCTGGCTATGCGCGGGTGCGCCTATGTGGCACGTTGAACGACGGCGCGGGCCGTGTTCGGATGTTGCTAAATTATGGGGCTATCCCCCGCTCAAAATCATATCCCTCTATTTTTAGGGCGGCGAGGACGGTACCAATTCCGTCCCCGCAAGCCTTAATAATTTCCTCTAAAAACCATTGTTTGTGATATTCCCCGTCAATTAAAAGTCCAGCGATGGCTAATTCATATATTTTTGTTTGTCCGTTTTTGAGGGCCAATATCTCCGTGATCGTCATACTATTCCACCTTGCCCTTATTTGGTTTTATGGCAGGCCTTACCCTCTGCGTCTGCATTATCTAATTGCCAGGAGTTAGGAAAATGATACTCGTCAAATATCGGCGAGAAGGTAATAGCAGAATCTGACTTATCATCGGTTAATACAATTGCACAAGTAACACCCGAATCCGATACGGCCACAGGATAAATGCCATGTTTCTGACACAATTCCTCTAGCTCCGCGCAAAATGCATCGACCTTTTCGGCCGGAATTTTTTCACGTTGTATCATTTTCCCATCCTCCAAAAATAATGCTATTTATTCCACCTTGCCCTTGAGCTTAGCCAACTGAAGGGCGGTTTCTTTTCTGACGATTGCGCCGATGTCGAGCGACATCAGCGCGTCCTTGACGATGGCCTTGAGGTCAACGGGCGCGGGGGCGGATTTGGGAGGGACAACTAATCCCCCTTGGTTTACAAGCAGTCCGCAATTAGGGCAAGAAACAGCGCCGGGCGCCATTTCTGGTCGCGCCCCATATTCAAAGGAGGACTTACAATGCCCGCAGATGACGGGCTCGGTCGTCACGGACGGAGCCTTCAACGCCGCAACCGTCGCCTTGATTTCCGCAACCGCCGCCCGCAGGTCCGCAAACGTGACTTCGCGCTCGGTTATGTCGGAGAGGGCGGGCGCGGGAATGGCGATGTCCTGGCGGATGTCGGCTAGGCCATTGATGATAGCGACGAATCGCTCATGTTCCTGGATGGCCTTGAGCGCATCGACCGGGTCAGGCTCTTTGATATCGGGGACGGAGGAGGCGGGGATGGCCGCCTTGACTTCGGCGGCCATTCTTAATATGTCAGAGAGGCCCGCCTTGACCTCTTCGATCTTTTCGGTGACATCAATAATGTCTCCCGAAATCTTAACCGTTATTTCCCCGATAGTTTTTTCCTCGGGAACAGCCTTCGCCCTCCACGCGATGACGACCTCCGCCCGATCGCCCATCATGGTCGCCCGCCCATCGGCGTATTTATAATCCTGCCGATATGACAGCTGGATATCCCGGCCGGGCAAATATTCCGTAAACATACAATGCCCACTCGGGAAATCGACGGGATATATTTCGGCTATGGAATACCAGGGAACGGGAAGCCCATTAACTTCCTGCGGTTTTTCTTGCGGAGGATTTAATGCCCGGCCAATTGCCATAAAGATATCTTGCATGGAAGGATTATCCTCAGAGTCGAGGACTTTCGTTTCCGCTGTTTGTGAACTATCGGTTACGCTTGCCGTAACCTCCGGTTCAACGATGGGGGCCGGCGTTTCAATGCCCAAATCCTGCTTAAGACGATCTGACAAATGGATTCCCTTTTGTCCAATGATCGTCTGCGCCGACGGATTGCAGGGCAGGCTGACCGCCGAATATTCTAAAAGCTCCCATTTCGTAAACGTCCGCCGCGCATCCCCAGACTTTTTCCCCTCGTCCCATTCGAGCGGGATGAACCCCACGCTCCATCCGCGAAGGATCGGACCCTGACCGGCCAAGTCGTCGGTATAAAGCTGATAAACCTCGTCGGCAAATTCGCTATTCCGAAAAGCGGTTTTGGCGACGATGCTTTTCCCACTAGCGTCGGGTTTCACCCAGAGGCATTGTCCCAAAACGTCCCTAGGTTCGTCGTACCGATGTTGCCAAAAAACGGGCTTCCCGCTCTTCTCAAAGTGCGCCGTAGATATGCCCTTCGGCAAAAGGATCTCATTATCTCGATCAATATCAGATGTAGAGATATAAGAAACCAAGGCGCGTTCGGCCGCGATATTCTCGACCTTATCGGACGAATAGAACTTCTGGATGAACGGGATATCCTCTTTTTTCTTGTGGAGTTTTTGGGCATATTCTCGGGCAAGGTCGGGATATACGTCAAACAGGCGTAGGTTCTTAGTTTGCAAATCCATTTGATCTATTCCTTGTTGCGTTAATTCGGCTTCCCCGATGGCCCCATCCGCTCTACCGTGACGCGAACCCGGGCCGGGTCGTGCTTACTTCCCAGGCACCCGAAGTAGTTCATCACGTGCCAGAGCAAGCGCGCCACGGCGTCAGGGTCCGGGTCCTGGGCGCAATCGTCGCTCTCCTCAAACACCGCGACGCCATCGAGCCCGGATGCTATGAACCCATTCGCCACGCGCGTGATATGGAGCGCCCATTCCTCCGGTGCATCATTGTCGGGGTCGGGCGGGCCGTCGTTGTCGCTGTCGTCCAAGCGCGGTTCGTGTTTATCGAGTGCCATGTTATCCCTCCGTGAGTGGTAACGAAATCTGCTTCGTTACCAGCCGTAGAATCGTAGTAGCGGGAGACCGATTTGAACGGTCGACCTTGAGCTTATGAGGCTCCTGTTCTACCAGGCTGAACTATCCCGCAATATCGGTGACATACCATATTTACGCGGGGCTTATATGATGGATTCATTTCTCCGCGGACATATTCCCGGTGATCCGTATAGCATTTATGAGAGCAATACCTCCGGGCCTTTCCCTTTTTGAATTGGAATATAATCCCGCATCCTTGACAGGTGGATTCTTTGTGTGCCATACTACTTAGTTTACTCTATATTCCCGTCTTCGTCAACATTTTCCCCGGAAAGTATGCAAATCCGCGCACATACGCAGCGCGGGTGACGAGGGGGGCCGCTGCCATCGCTGTATTCGTCGGGCGGATAGAAGTCATCTCCCAGGTCGCGGACCTCTCCATCAAGGGCTTCGCAAATGGGACACGGCTCAGGGCCTATGATCCACATTGACCGATCGACAACGCCCGAGGCTTTCCAGGTTTCCTCGTTTGCGCGGTCATTTGCTTTTTGTGTTTCCGTGCGGGCGATCGTGTCCGCCCTGCTCTTATCGAACTCCTCGTACAGATCCCGCACGCGGTTCGATAAATCCGGTATGCTCTCCCCCGCTTCCCAGCCCTCGAACAGCGACGCCTTGAGCTTGTCGAGCGTCACCGTGTTTATCTCATCGGCTAGGTCGATAGAGTACGTCTTCAGCCACTTCTCGATATTCGTATTGAACACGTCCCAATTCGTTGACAGCGGGTTAGCCAGCGAGAACGGCGCTTGAGTTGTGGCCCGCTTGCCCGACGCCACCAGCAGCTTGAGCGCAAGGTCACGGTACACAACTTGGATCGCCTTGTCGGCCGGTCCCTTGGCGAACATCCATTGTTCCAGGAGTTCGGCGAACGTCAGGCCCTTGGTGCGAGAGGCCGCCAGCGAGCGCGCCCCGATCGGACCGGGCGTCCGCTTCATGTTCGACAGTATCGTGCGCCGCTGTTCGGCCCATACGCTATTCAACCCGCGCCGTAACCGCGCCTCGTATGGCGCGAGGAAGGCGTCGATGGCGGCGAAGTCAACGCGGCGGCGGGAGGGTCGGTTACGTTTTGTAACCGCCTCGATAACGGCCTTTTCGCACGCTAACTCGACGCCTGTTAGTACCTCACTGGTTATGATATGGTCCGCCAGCTCATGCGCCATAGCGTCAAGGTCAACGGGCGCGATATGCGAGCGGCCACAGGTGCAGGGGGTCATGTTAGTCGCGGAAGTGGCCGATGACCGGCTCGTCGCCCGCCTCGTCAGTATTCGCCATTATTTTCATGCCAGATAATTTACATCCATTCGGCGGATGGTGATAATATGGAATCAGGGCGTCGGTATGAAACCAAATCTTAGTCTCCGCCCCGCATTCCAGACAATACACTTTCTGATATTCCATCTCCCCCTCCTATCTCACGAATACATAGACGGCGTAGAACGCGACAACGGTCAGCGTCAGCATCGCCAACGCTATGAACGCGCGCTCGTACCACCGCCAATCGTTCATGCTATGCGCCTAGCGTCTCTTTGAGGATCTTCATCGTCCTGTCCGCCAAGTCCTTAGCCGTAGCGTCAGCATCGGCGTTCGGGTCAACGGGCGGCGTGGCAAACGGGTTAGGCGCGGGTGGAGGCGGCTCCGTACCCATAGGCACAACCAGTCCAGACACAAGCGGCACGTCAGACCAGCCCGGAAGGTCGAGCGCGTCACGGCCTTCTTCTGCCCGTGCTTCATCGGCCGACAGCCACGGCCCGCCAACGGCATTCTTACGCTGTTCAAGCTGGAACGCCAAATCTTCCGGGACGCACGAATCGAATGCGGCGAAGATCCCGTTCCCGCTGTCATACATCGGGATAAGCCGCTCGTTGATCCGCTCCTCGATCTTGCGGAGCCGCGGCGCCAGGCCGAAGCGAGCGTGAAACAGTTGCGCTCCATCGACGTTCGACCGAATGCTGTTCGGGTCGAGCAGCGACATCGGCACGTCGAGCGACGCCGCGATCTCCTCCCGCGTCATCTTCGAGCGCTCGATGCTCTCTATCTCGACGCTCGTCATCGTCGCCTTCTCGAACTTCATGCCGGGCGGTAGGATCGGCCGCTTGCCCGCCTTCATCATGCCCGCGTATTCGGCGGAGAACGATTCCTGGGCGCGTGCGGCTTGCGGGCCGGGGACCGTAGCGTCAACCGTGAACACGCCGTCCACCATAGCCTTGTTTGTGAAGATCGACGCCTCGTATAGCTTCATCTGCGAGCTGTTATAAACCGCATCGGCCACGCCAAGGACGGGCGAGAAGCCGATGAGCTGGTTCTTGGGGTTAGGGTACGCGAACATCAGCACGTCCTCGATCGGGAGCGTAACGTCCGTCTGACCGCGCGTGAACTTGTACCCGGTGATGAACGTATCGAGCGTCTTGCCGGGGATGGGCGTCATGTACTGCGACGGCACGGACCATATCGCCTCGGGTACGCCGGCGCCGTTGCGGACGAGATACCAGTACGCCGAGCCCGTCAGGTCCATGAACGTGACGGTGAGCTCCATCAGGTCGCTCATATTGGAGAACGGGTTGACGTTCTGTATCAGATCAAGGAACGGATGCTCGGTTATCTCCTCGACATCAACGGCTTTCGTGAGATACGGCTGGAGCGAGCGCGTCGCCTCGAACTGTTTGCGGCGGGCCTTGCTGACGGGGCGCGTAGGGACGGGGACATCGGTCCCGGCCCATTTGATCTTTGAGCCGCGCGTCTTGACGGCACCATAGAGGCGGAGCGGGACGGATGCACAGGCGCGCGCATTGAGGCTTGAGCAGATGTACGTCCATGAGGAGTAATACGCCAACGCTTCGGCGGGATCCTCGGGCTTGTGAGACTTGGCGCGACCCTCGTTAATGTACCCAGACGGGCGCCAGGCATTCGGATCGGAAAAGGCCATGTCTAGGCCCTTGGCGTATACGCCGCGCAGCCGGCCGATGCTATGTAAAAACTTCTCTATTCGGTTCATGCCCGTATATCCTCGCCCCTCGCCTACGCCCACCTTATTTTCCAATCCCCCGAGTTGTGCTTGAATTGCCACCACGCAAGCGCAAGGGCGATAACCGTATCGTCGTGGTATCCGTCCGGCGCGTTGTAACTGACTGACCCAGAGCGATTCATTGTGTACTCATAGATATCCAGCTCGTTCCGCTGTGTCGCATCGTCGAAAATCTTAATCTCACCCTGCTCAAAAGCCATCATCAGGGCTTCGATTAGCCGCCCCTTGGATTCATTCGTAAACTTATACCCAACGACGTTTGGGTAAAGGTTTCTGAGATCCTCGTAAATCGGATCGCCAAGCCCCGTCGCATCAACGAGAAGCGAGGCCAGGTTGTAGCGCGTTACCGCTTCGACGGCCCGCCGCTTCTGTATCGTCCAATCGAGGAGATTGAATCGGTCGGTAAACACCTGCCGCCCCTTCGCGTCAAGGATCGTTAGGACGGTGAAGTCGGTTAATCGGCCAAGGTCAAGCCCGGCGGAATACGATGCGCCCGGCTCGGGTTGCGTCGGGGTCGATGTCGGCATTGTGCAAGCCCCGACGTTCCGAAATACGCCCGCACTGTTATCTAAAAACTCGGCTAGATACTCCTGATTGAATACGTCAAGGGGAAGCGACTGACGCGCGTGTTCAATATCATCTGGCAATACTTTCGGATTGTCCGAAGTCGGGAATTTCCAAGACCTGAATTGGTTTTGTAGCGGGTCTTGCCCCCTCGTATAAAGTTCATAAAAGATGTTCTTCCCCTTGGGCGTAGAGGCAAAGAGGACGCTACCCCCGGTATCTGAAACGGCCGGGCGCAATACTTCTTCCCAAACCGATCGTTGAACGCGGGCGGCCTCATCAACGACAACGCGGCCCAGCCCTTCCCCGCGAAGATTGTCGGGATTGTCCGCACTTTTGAACATAATCGCAGAGCCGTTTATCAGTTCAATTCGTAACTCCGAATGGCTGACAGATTTAAACGCGGCCTCACCACCGCCCTTCCTCGCGGCGGTCAAGAGCGTGCGAAACGTCATCTTACTTTGCGAGTAAATAGGAGCGACCCACCAGCTTTCTCGAAGGCCAGCACACGCCCCGGAGAGAAGCCAATTAAGCCCGAGTAGCGACTTTCCAAAACGCCTCCCCGCATCGAGGACAAGAAACCGCTCCTTGGCCTTGAAAATTTCGGCCTGACTCGGACGCGGAGA